AAGGATACCGTCAATTGCGCTGCGGGATACCGTCGCATTTACCTGGATGCATGGGGTATCACGCCGGGCAATGTAACTCACGGCTTACCGGGCCAATGGAAAACACAGCGGGTCTTGATGCATCCTCCGTTCATCCAGACATACATCGCCGATTCGTACACCAATAAAACGGTGTCGCACTCGAGTCCGTCAGGCGTTGCCCTGGGGACATTCGACACAACGAATCACCTGTATATCTCCACCCAGTTGCCAGCCGGCAGAGTGGTGTTTGACCGTGTAGAGATGACGTTCACGACTCCGAACAGGAATGCTGTCAATCTCGTTTGCGAGTACCACGATGGCGCAAACTGGACGAACCTGACGGTGCTCGACGGCACGAGCGGCTGGAGCAAAGACGGAATTATCAGCTACACGCGCCCGCCGGACTGGGCGGCGGTGAGCGTCAATGGAGGAACGGCGCGTTACTGGATGCGGTTCACGGTCGATGCGCAATGCACCGACACAACAGTCGCGACAATTAAGGTCTGGTATTGGCCTCATGATTATTCGCCCACGAAGTATGTCTACAGCGTAGGTGCACACTGGGAATATGCTGGATGGTTTACCCCTGAAGGCAGCACCGCGCAAAACTTCGGAGGCGTGATGCACGGCGGTGAAGATGCCCAGACTGTCACAATCTACGTGGACGGGGTAGCAGCCAATGTTCCGCTGTGGGGGTGCATAAAGGGGCGGGAGATTCGGATCGACCAAACTGCGGATATGACGACCGGAGCCCTCACATGGGGACAGAGCGCGATGAGCCATTTGTTCAACGCGAACAACGCGACCGTGGACACCCAATATACTTTTTTGATGGACGGTCTGCTCGCAGAAAACTCAGGCGGCTACATGTACACATCCATGTTGTCTGTTGAATCATACAACACGCACGTGGGTTACTGCTTCGAGCGGTTTAAAATCTTCGGCGACGAAATGCGGCACGTAACGAATTGCGTCACGAAAACACGTTACGGACTTACGCAGACCGGGGCAGTCGGTTTCGTGAGCGATGCTGGATATGCATGTGCCATGATCCAGGACGACCCGTCTGAGGCCAACCTAGATTGGTCGAATACCGCATTGAGGACGTTCGTGCTCTACAACGATGGGGGAGGCACGTTGGGGGCGTCGAATGTGCGCGCAAAGGCCTACGTTACCGCCGCTGATGGAAGGGCCTCGGTGCCCATTACGAGCGGCACTCGAATGGGCGCGCGGGTGCGGTACTACGTCACGAAGGGCGGAGAGGAGTTGTTCCCATGAAGTGGCGCGCCAGCAAACCTATCTCCGCCCGCTGCGCTCACGCGCTCGCGTGGTGCCGCACATTCGTCGGCCAGTTCGACGCGAAGCGGCTGAAGCGCGTCGAGTTTATTGCGAGCCCGCATCGCAATGTCGTCGGACACGGATCGACCCGGAGCACATACGGTGTTCCACACACGATCACTGTCGCGATGAATCTTCAATGCGACGGCGGAGACTTGATGTGGCAGGAGACGCCCATCCGCGTCAGCCGTCAGACACTCGCCGTGAGTCGCAAGGCCGCCGAGCAGGCCGCTCGCGAACTGCTCCCGCCTGGGACGAGTCTCGGACAGATGATCGTCATGGGGAATCGCGGAGTTCAATTCGAGGTCTGGGGCGCGTACTTCGCCGGCACGTTGGGAGTTGCGCTCGTCTGGGTGTTCGCTCACGAATGCTGGCACTGGCTCACCGGCAGCAAGCAACTCAAAGCTGCGAATACCGAGCAGTACGCCCGCGCCGCTGCTTGTCGGATCGCTGATATGTACGCTGCCAACGTGGATCCGGCCCATGCAGCGGCCTACCTCAAATCGCATGCAGTGGACATCGTCCACTATGCGCACCACGCAAAGGAATGATGCTCGCGGCCATCATCATAGCGCAGTTCGTGTTGAGTTTCGGCACTTACGTCGTGCGGGCTGGGGAGCAGGTGATTGTCGACATCGTAGCGTACAATACCACGACTGCACCTTTGCCGGTCGACGGGGTGGTCGCTTTTGTCCACGTCGACCAGTCACGCTCTCCATCGCCAGTGATCGCCAGTTACGATGTGGTGTCTGGCACGCCGTGGGACACGATCGAGAGTTACGGGATTTGGGAGACCGATGGGGCCAGCCTGTATTGGACAATCGGGGCCGAGAACTTCGACGAGCGTGGTGTGTACTTCGAGCCGGGTCGGACTCTGTTGGGCCGCATGACGCTTGACGCGACTGGCGTGCAGCCGGGCGTCTATGCGCTTACATGGACATCGCCTTTGTGGCCTGACTTTGACGACGTTAACGCGCTTGTGTGCTTGGACAACGTAATGCAAGGAGGTTACTCGCTCACGCTAGACGACGGAACGTTGACCGTGGTGCCCGAACCGCGCAGCTCATTCTTGTTTGGTGTGCTGGCCGTGGCGTATGTGCTGGCGCGCAGGCGCGTTGTAGTCCACCACTCACAATTGATAAAGGACTGATGCTGGATATGGGCAAACCAATTGGAGAACTTCAAGGGTGGTGGGCGATCCTGCTCAAGGTTAACCTAGCAGCGGTGCCGATCATTGTTGGGGCTGGCATTGCGTGGTCAACCTGGACCACGACTCGTCTGTTCGCTCTTGAGAGGGATTTGTGTACGGCACGTATTGAGGCAAAGGCATACACTGATCGAGGTGTGAGTGGTGCGCTTTCGCAGGTGTTTCTTGAGATTAGCACGTTGAACACGAAACTTGCGCTGCTGCCGGACCACGGCAGACGGCTCGATATCCTGGAGAAGAAACCATGAAAAAGCCAACCATGCAAACATTCCAGATGGGTGACAACCTCGATGGCACGGCGCGCAGTATGCCGGTGCATACTGTTAGGCTTAGTCCGTTCAGCATGTCCGCAACCGAGGTCAACCTCGCCGAGTGGAAGGAAGTGCTCGCCTGGGCCAGTGCTCACGGGTACAAGATCCCAAAGGGAGCCACGGGAAAAGGTCCTAAGTATCCAGTGACGAATGTGACGTGGTACTCCGCCGTGCTCTGGTGCAATGCGCGAAGTGAGATGTGTGGGCTCCGTCCGTGCTACTACACCGACGCGAAACACACCAAGGTCTACAGAAGCGGGAAGGTTGACATCACGCCTGCAATGGTGGACTGGACTGCGGACGGATACCGTCTGCCAACAGAGGCCGAGTGGGAATGCGCGGCTCGGTGTGGCAATCATGGGCTGCGGTTCCCCTGGGGAGACACGATCATCCACAGCCAGGCGAACTACTACGCGAGTCCGATCCACTTCGTGTGGGACCGTGAGTCCAAGCCCGGCACGAATCCCAAGGCCGGCAAGGTTAACCCGCGCACGCTCCCGTGCGGTTGGGGGCCGACTCATGATTTCGCCGGAAACGTAGAGGAGTGGGTTTGGGACTGGTACGGACCCTACACCACAGAATCGGCCGCAGACCCACGCGGACCGATCAAGGGGATCTACCGTGTGCGCCGGGGTGGGTCGTGGCTGAGCAAAGCGAACCGCTGCACGGTGTACGCCAGGAATCCCGTACGGCCTGGATCGGCCAACAGCGAGGTCGGCTTCAGAGTGTGCCAAACAGCATGAGAAACCTGCTCCTCATACTGGTTATACTTGTCGCGTGCGTCGGTTGCCAGACCTACCACGAGCGTTTCACGTACATCGACCCGGCCAGCGGTGGGACGAACCATGTCGTGGACGTGTCCTGGCGGACGTGTCTGGTCATGGGAAAAGCTGGTCAATTGAGGACCACGACTCAGACAATGGAGTTCATCCGCACCGTCAACGCTGACGGACTAGTTAGCAAGCCGGACGCTGACTCGATCAAGGCCATTGCTGACGGAATAGTGCAGGCGATTTTAAACGCAGCATCGCAAGGAGCTGTGCCGTGAACGAGATCGAACAACTGTTGAAGCTGAGTCCTCCATTCCTTCTGATCGTGGCCTTGATGTATCTCGGCAAGATGCTCAAATCCACTCCGCGAGTGCCGGACTGGACTGTGCCGTGGATTCTGCCCCTGGTGGGCGGCATCCTCTACACATATCTTGGACCGGCATTTCCGTTGCCGTGGATCGCGCAAGTTGAATGTCCCAAGGTGGTTTACGGCATCATCGGGTTTGTGTGCGGCTCGACGGCGGTCGGGTTTCACCAGGTTTGGCGGCAGTTCGTGACGCGGTACGACGAAGACACAAAAGCAGACGAGAAAGAGTAACACCATGAAGAACACACTATTGAGCGCATTGTTGACGGTGATTGCGGCCATCGGCCTGTTGGTTGTGGGCTGCAAAACGACGGACTGGGGCGCGGTCATCACGCCCGCCAGGGTCCAGTCCGTGACGGCCCTGGGCGCCTACCTGGGGGGACGGGAGATCGTCAAGCAGGGCAACGCGGACCAGTTGCGGCAAGCCGTCCAGGCCCTGACGGCCTTGCAGGCGGCGGGCAACATTGACGGCCCGGCAATCGTGTCGATCCTCGAAGCCACGGATCTGAAGGACAAGCTGGAAACGTCGGAGGGCATACTGATCCTGGGCACGGTTCTGTCGTTCTCGGACCTGTGGACCGGGCACACGGTCGAGATCGTGGAGTCCGAGTACTACCAAGCCGTGGTGGCCGGGCTGATCCGAGGGTTCGACCTTGCACTCGGGCCGAGCATGGCTTCGGTGCAGACCGCTGACCCCATCGCCTCCAAACTGCTTGATGAGGCAATCGCGACAAGACCGAAGAAGCGATGATCGTTCCTTGGACCATAGGTCAGGAATACGTTGACGAGAATGCCGTCCTGACGGCTGTCAACAGTTGCGGATTGGTTGCGCGACTCCAATACGGGGTCGCGAAACTAATCGACACGCATTACAGGTTCGAGCAAGACAAGGTGCCCATCGTGATTGACCAGATCGGAGATTACATCTCCGAGATGCAGCGTTTGAACGCGGCTACAGGGCTCTATTGGCTCGTCCAGACACCGGAGATGGAGCGGCAGCGGGCGACGGAGTGGGCGGCGACGGTGACGGCGCAAGCAATCGAAACGCCATCCATCAACCGGACGAACCGTGGCGAGTACGTAACGGCGATGCGGGCGTGCGAGATGGCGCTGGCTGTTCTGGACGCGAAGACGCCAGACGACGGATGGGCTCCGTTGCGGGTGAACCGGATCACGCGGGTCCAGTCAGATCAAATGACGTGCAGCCACGCTTTGGTGATGCAGACGCGGACGATCTTGTATGTCGAGGCGGCGAGCCCGACATTGCTAACTTGAGGAGGACGATATGCCGAACATTTATCCAAAGATTTATCCAAAGGGGTTGGTGACGGTATTCGGAGCGAACATGGGGCCGAACACAGCAGGAAAAACGGCGTTGGGTGTTACCTCCGTGGACATGATCAGCGTGGCGTTGAACAACAACTTCACCGTTACGGAACAACCGAACAGTGAAGGCAACATTGCTGGAGTCGTAGGAAGCAATATCAGGGATGATCTTACCTTGACATTTTACCCGTTGCCGACGGCGCAAACCACTGCTGGATTCCAAGGGATAAAACTCCCGCCGCTTGGAACGGTGATCACGCTTGAACAGACCACGCCAACCGGTGGGCTGGAAACCGAGGCGAATGTTCCTTCTACTGTTCTCGGGGCATACAACTACATCGGAGGCGGTAAAATGGATTTTCAACAAGGGGGATTGATGACCATGACACTCCCGCTCCGACAATACAACGGCGTGGCTCTTACATAAGGAGGCTCTATGGCAGATATTTACCCACTCCCGAATGTAACTGTATTCGGGGCAAACGGCACTGTCGCTTTAACAGGAATTGCCAGTGCAGACATGATTTCAATTGCGTTTTCCGATGAGGCGACTCTTGTTGAACAAACCAACGGAATCAACAAAGTCACCGGATTTGTGTTGCACAATCAGCGAGATGAAATCAGTCTCACGTTCTATCCCATTCCAGTAAAAGCCGGGGCAGACTATGCGGCAAGCGATTACCAAGCCATTACGCTCCCGGACCCGCTCGCGACAGTCACGTTGACATCAGGTTCTCCTTCGTCAGCAACGTCTCCTGATAAGTTGCCGACTCTCGTCGCTACAAAATCATTTACATATATCGGCGGCGGAACGATGAACCTCACAGCGAATGGGCTCATGACCATGACGCTGCCGTGCCGAAAGTGGGCGCTGCTCACACCGGCCTAACACAGTGTGGCCTACCAGACTTACATCGGGCAGACGACAATCCTTGGCGTGCCGAACATCGGGACGGTCGAGGGCTACGGATTGTTCGAGCCGATAGGCAACGTCGTTCAGGATCAGTTCCAACTCGCGGAGCAGATCGACACACGCGGCGACGTGGTCCGCGTGACGCCATACCGGCAGCAGCACAATTGCGAGGTGACGTTCTACCCGATGGGCATCATCGCCATGACGACGTTCCCGCCGCCGATGGCGATGGTTGTCGTCACGCCCATAGCAGACATCCCATGCCCGGCAGTGTTCCTTGGACAATGGCGCTACGTTGGCGGGAACATCGTGGCGTCAAACACGGCTCTTCTTGTGATGCGGCTCCAACTGCGAAGATGGAATCCGTATTACGCTGGCGGTCCGACCTACACCCCACCAACAGACCCATGAGCCAAGAACGCCAGTTCCTCGACACCCTGTTTCAGCCAAGCTTCCGTTGCTTGGGCCGGATTCTGTTGCCGATGGAGGTCGGACATTGGCTCCTTCTTTCAAAGCTGGGGAGACTGTGTCTGCCGGACGACACGGTCGGGGCCGGTGATCTTGCGATGGCGGTCTACGTGACGACACGCCCGCACTGGGTTGCGGCGCGGGACGTGCGCAAGGCAAACCTCTGGTTCCAGGCTAAGCTGATGTTCATGGCAAGGAGCGGGGCGGCGTTCGAGCGCGGGCTAACGACATGGCGCGAATACATCCGCTGGACGACGGAGCGACCGTCGTTCCGGGATCGTTCATCCGGCGGGTCAGGGGCGTCAGAAGTGTTGAATCAGCCGTACTGGCTCGCGCTCTTGCGCCGGGCCAAAGCGCAAGGGCTGACGGAGCGTGAGGCGCTGAGCCAACGGGTTAAGACTGTGCTATGGGAAAGCGTGGCATTGCAGGAGGAGCTTGGGTCAGTCGTCTGGTGTTCTGAGGAAGAGATGGTGTTGCAAGCGCACCTGCTCGCGTTGCAGAAACAGGCGAAGCAGAAGCCGGAAGAACCGACGGCAGAGAAATCGAAGACGGAGACACCGGGGGAACCGAACCATGCCTGAGGACGAGCAAGGTTATTTGATTCGGGTTGAGGTTCCTGGAGCGACTGATTTCGGCCAGAAGTGCAACTCCATCGTTGATGGTGTGACGAAGGTCACAGAAGCACTCGGTGAACTCGGCGACGTTCAGAAGAAGATCTCGCAACAGGGTCCAGACAAGATGGACGCACTGAGCAATGAGATGGCAAGTGCATTCTCCAAGATGCGGGACAAGATCGCTGCACTCAAAGGCGAGAAGCGCACCGATTCCGATAGGATAATGGACGAAGTGAAGCGTGAACGAAGGGAAGCGGCACGTCCAAAAACCAAAGAGGAAGAGAAGGAATTAGAGCGGGAAGCCAAGGCATGGCAGACGTATCACAAGAATGTCAGAAAAGAGGAATCAGATCGGGCTAAGGAACACGAAAAGAACCTGAAGAACCGTGAGCGGCGTGAAACGGAATACCTACAAAACATCGGTGGAAAGATTGCCGTGTTCCAGACAATGATGAACCGAATCGGTCTTGGCGGCATGGGTGGCGCGATGGGAAGAGGTGCGATGAGTATTGCGACAATCGCATCCAGTCTTGGTCTCGGAATGGTTGGGGCTGGTGTTGGAGCAGGTATTGGGGCGATTGGGGCTGGCGGTTTAGCGGCTGGCGGCATGATGCTTTACGGGGCAAGGCAAGGGCTCATGCGGAATCCTGCACGCCAACGCGAATTGGAAATGGCGCAGTACGTCAATCCCGCTAAGGCGATGGAAAATAGTCGTCCAGTACTCAAGGCTGAAGCCGCATTGAAGAAAGGAATGGAAGCAATATATCAATGGAGTGTAAAGACGGTGGGTGATATAGGAGTGAACATGGCTGGCGGATTCATAAAGACCGCAGCATTACTTCCTGTCATGATGGACAAGGTTGCGCAAGCTGCAACAGGCGGATTGTACAAACCAAAAGACAGAGGTTTAACAGTTGCGGCAGTAAACGCAGCCGTAGATATGTGGAAGAAGGATGTCAAAGAGAAACCAACAATCGGCGAAATACGCTATTGGTTGGACAATGCCAGAGGATCATTAGGCAAGCAAAACCAGCCAACAAGTCAGATGGCTCAGATGGGGCTTTACGCGACGTCGAGCGAGGCGATCAGGATCAACCGCCAGGACATCACGCAGACTGAGATGATCAATGCCATGAAAGAACTGACGAAGAAGATGTCTGATCTTGCCGATAAAGGCTTGTTCGGCGACATTGGCGGCGGTGGCAAACCGATAACGCGAACATGATCACGTTTCCTGGATATTGGACGACGGCGACATTCGTCAACCAGATCGGCGGTTACGGATGGGTGCAGGAGCCTCGCATGAGAACGTGGGACCCAACGACGCGCTGGCAGCAGATGCTCATGTACAGCGGGCCAGCGGACAATGTCGAGACCGTCCTTGCGATTATAGTCGGCGACTATCAGAACAAGCCATTCCAAGTTCATCTTCAACCAGAAGGCCCGTTGATCAGGATGCGGATCGTTTACTATTCGGACGACTATGCCGGGTTGTACCCGAGAGACCCGCTGCTTACGACGTGGGGATTGCACGCGAACCTTGGCACTGAATCCGTCTTGTGGTGCAAGAAGACAATGTGGGCGTTCCGGGAATTCCCGGACATGATCCGCCGCATTCAGGTCGCTTCGCTGCTTTACGAGAATGCCCTCGGCCCGATGACGAATACGTTCTGGCAAAACTTCCAAGCTCCGACGACTGACATGACGGCATTGCAAAATGCTTTGTTCACGCGGGCGGTGTGCGAAGATGTTTCTGGGAATCTGATAACTCAGGCAAACCCGATAACGGGAGCATCATCGACCCCGTCAACAGCCACGCTGTGGTACGCGAACCAACTTTACCGGTTGCTGTGCAAAGGCGTGACGTCTGTCCCTCAGTTCCAATACACGCTGCGGAAAACGTCCGTCGTGTTCCCGCGAAACAAGTTCGGAAACGTGACTATCGGGTCTGATTTCAAGGCGTCTTACTGGCGTGTCGGCTACGCATTCAGTTACAACGCGCTCATCGAGTCGGAGCCGGGACTGAATGATGACATGCAACAACTCCTCGACGTGCCGAGCCTGCCAAGATTCTGGTGGATCAAGACCCCGCCGAACATAGACCAGACGAACGACTCGCGGTGGATGATTCATCAGGAGTTCTGGGCTGTCGAGTGGTTCGAACCGTACATCTGGCCGTGGGTCATTTCGCCGGGCGAGACGTTCAATTCTGTTGCCGGTCAGTTCGACCCAACGGTGTTTTACGACTCGGTGAGGACATCTGATCCGTTGCCGTCCGGTGTGACGCTCCGCGGAATCAAAGCAGATGCGACCTGCATCCAATGGCCGAAGGTGGCTCAAGATGCGATATTCGGGAACCAACCTGGAACGGTGGACTTAGGATGATCAGACCAACTGAAATCGCACCGTTGCCGAAAGATGGCATCACGACACAGATCGCGCAAATGCACCGGATGGCGCGGGCATCCGTGATGGGTGCGGCTGGTCCTGGGTTGTTGCATTCGCAGACGCACATCGGCATGACGGTCCAGGTGGACCCGATGACTGCATTGAAACAAGGATTCGGGAAAGGAACCGGGCGGAGCGGACCGGCGCGGTGGGGATAAACGAGAAAGGAAACGATCATGACAACGACATTGGCGGTGAACGTGAGCGCGAGCCTCACGTACAACAGTTTGAGTTTGGCGACGGCGACGAAGACGAGCAGCGCGACGTGTCTCGCGACCAACGGGGCGAAGTTCGAGAGTATGCCGACGCTCACAGCCACGTCTCCGACAAGTTACAAAGACATTGGGGCAGCGGGTTATATCGGCTCAGTAAATGCGGCGAAGAAATATTGGCTGTATCTGGAGAATTACGACAATGCTGTCGATTACGTATGCCTCGTGACAGACTTCGCTCTCACAGTCGATGCTCTCGGCATCACGTACAACGCGTTGGCAGTAGAATACGTCGTCAATGACGTGGTGTATCACACCTCGACTGACACTTGGTATCGGTGTATCCAAGTGAACGGCACGGGCACCGCACCAAAGACGCCCGGATCAGACACGCTGTTCTGGACACCGTTGGCGACTCATTATGTTCCGTTTGGCAGGGCGGTCGTTTTTGTGACACAAGGTGCTTTCCATCTCATCGCTGTGTCCGCACCAACCATCGCACAATGCAAGGTGGTTGCCATCCAGGACGAAGCATAACCTATGGCTTGGACCACGACCACGCACAAGATCGCGCAGAGCGTCAGCGGTCAAACGTTCGTCGTTTACACCGATGCGACGAACGTCATTCAGGCTGTCCTTCCACTTCAAGGTGCCGCTGTTCATCTCACAGGATCGAGCAGCGGCGAGTTTGCTGGCAGCAGTTTCTTGTTCCGCATCGTCCTGAACAAAGTCGCGGCTGGCGCGATAACCGTTGCGGATGGTGGTGGAACGTTGGCTGTCATCGCGGCAAGCACACCGGCTCAATCGCTTGAATATGGATGCGTTACGAACGGCGATTTGACCGTCACGTGTGCTGGAGTGGAGGACATAACTATCGTCTGGGCATGACATGCTCATTCCGCTCATCAGGCAGGCGTTGGAGGACGAATGGGCCGAGATGCGCAAGCGGTCGAACCTCGCCAACGGGTTCACGCGGGCGCGACGGGTCGAGCCGGGCGCGGCGATAACGTCTGCCGACTGGAACCTGTTCGCGGCGGCTGTCAACGAGCGGATCTTGTCCGGGCTCGGTGACGCCTGCTGGCGGATCTGCGAATACCTCCTCGGACTTTACCGTTCGATGCTCGCCCCGAGCGACGATCCGGTTCCGTTGTGGCATTCTGAGGCGGAATATTTCGAGGTCATGCAGGCGTTGCAACCGCACGTCGCGCAATGGCCGACGGCAGGTGTGGGCGATACCGGGCTCCCGGAACCGGAGGGGCCGAACATGCAAAACCCGATGATGGCCTGGGTGTACGGGAACGTGCAAGCCGGGTTGGACAACGAGTCGCTTCGGTTGCGCACGGTTCCCTACAGTCTGAACGCAGACACGCCAGAGGAGCGGTGGATGAACGGGGTCAGGGCGCGGGGTGCCGTGGACCCGCTCACCGGTTACGAATCTTCGCCAGCGAGGGAACTGGCGATGGAGTTCGTCAAGCTGGCTTACCGGAAGGATGGGGTGTATGGGCTGACTTACGGCGGATTCCTCCCTGGACCGAGCAAACTGAGCCATGAATGCACGTATCCATGCATCGGGCTCGGCTACGGTGATGGGCAGTGCAACACGCCGACGCGGGACAACCTCGAAATCAAGTTCACGGCGGTCCGGGACACGACCAGCATCCCGGACGTCCCGCCAGTGAACAACAAGCCATCCGGCCCGGCAGACTCGGACTATTACGATGACGACACGTTGACCATCCCGGATTATCACGTCGTCACGCTCAAGGGGACTTGCTTGCTGTGCCAGGACGCTTACGACCCGCTCACCGGCGCTGTGCCGTGCAGTTCTGGGTCCGGTTATTCCGGAGCGTGCCCGAACGACGGCGACACGCCGGACTATTGCCGCCATCTGCTCGTCCATTACGAGTTGCCAGTGGGCTGGTGGTGCGTATTCAATGACGGGGCGACGATGCTGTTCCCGCGCAACGACTGGATCGAGGGGCCGTACGAGCAAGTCAGCCATCTCGCCCACGATTACGGGGATCAGGTGCGGCGGGTCGTGAACGGGTTCAACCGGGAGTTCAGGGGCGCGGATTCGCAACGGTCTGTTCCGGGGTACAACCTCGATGAAGCGTTCGACGATCAGGCGTATTACACGCAGCAGAACTACCTCGCGCCGAACTACGGGCAGCAGGCCGGGGAATCCATCACGGCGGTGTATCCGACGTGGCGCCTTGGTTCTGGGGTTTGGGCGGCTGGGCAGAAACTCCAGTGCGATGCCGGGTCAACCCATTATTCATGGCACGAAGGGTTCCTGGCGACCCACTTGTTCATCGTCTTGCGGACGGAGGATGCAGACAAGACCGTGCCGGTGACGATGAAGTGGGGCGGCGGGGAGATGAAGCTGTCGGCATCCGTTGACGGGGAGATCGTCAAGCTGGACGACTCGCGGATGGCCTCCGTCTACGTCGAGTTGGACGAAGCGACCACGCTCGATGCCGGCGAGTCGATCCTCATCATGGCGACCGAACTCCAAGCGTGCAAACCGGAGTGGTACGACCGCTACGTAGTCACGCGCAAAGCCGGGGCGCGGCTGGTTGGCGACGGCGTCCACATAGACGGGGTTGGGACTGAGGAGGAAGACAGCCGAGAGATTTGGGAGGCGTACAATGCCGAGGGGATCATCCTCAACCCGGCAGACGAGCCGAACATCTCGGAACCGACCAGCGTGAATGAGAACGCAGTCTATGATGCTGCACGCCGGATGTACCAGACGGTGCGGATCATGAACCGGTTCCAGTTCGTGGACTATGAGGTCGAGGGCGGGGACTCGATCCTGTATTTCAGACCCAATCCGAGGACCGACGAATATCCGATGGAGAACCCGGAGGATCTGGGCGACCCGAGCATCGACCTGTTCACCGGCATGACGGTCCAGCGCGTGCCGCCCGACGCAGAAGACGAGAACGCAATTCAGGGAAAGAACTCACGGTGGGTCATGGGCGTGTGGCTCAAACCGTATGCTCCTCCTCCTCCGAGTGAAGAAGATCCTAAGAACATCCTCGACCGAACACTTTACGGGGACCATTTCCCGGACATCAACCGGTGCTACGTGGATGACAGAGTCAGCGCAGCAGACACGGACGACTTCAACCGGCACACGAACAGGGGTGCGGATCTGAACACGAACCTGTTTGGCCAAGCTCCGAGCGGGTGGAATTACGCCAAGACGTTCGATGACAAATACGTCAACCACACCTATTTGAAGACCGGGCTGACAGACGCCGACAGGATCAATTTCGCCAAATCATGCCGGGTATATGAACCGCCAATCGAGATCAGGAGCATCGAGACGGTGTGGAGGGGGAACGAGGAGATCAGGAAGGTGCGGCTCATGGGGCGGTTGCGGAACACGTCCGGGGAGACGGGGGGTGCGCCGGACACCATCTCGACCAGCGGCTGGTTGACGACGAACACGGGGACGCCTGGCGGGGCGACGTCTCCGAACGGCTGGGATTTCAATGCGATCAGGGACGAACCGTTCGCGTGCGAAGAGAGGAATTTGCGGTTGTACCTGTTCGAGCGGTGGCAGGACAAACACGACGTGAGCGGGTTCAAACCGGGCGATGGGTCGCAGAGTTGGGATGGTTACACTCGCTATGGGGATTCGGCTCGGCAACCGGCGATCATCCCGCATTTTCATTTCGTCAAGCTGCTCCCGCAAGTGAAGGTGGACCAAGACGACCTGGAGGATGCCGGGGACGCTTTGTTCTTGTCCGATGAACCGTTGCAAGCCGAATGGATGCTGCGGTGCATGGTCGAGGGGGCAGTCGCTGGGGAAGGGACTCTGGATTGCGACGATGCGACGAAGGCGCGGGCATACGATTGGACGTGGCGCAACCTGTGCAACGAGTTGTTCGGCATCCCTTCGGTGGGTTCGTTTGCCATGACTGAGACGGCGGACCTCGGCGCCGGGGACGTGCGGACGGATGGGCCGGAAGGGTTCGGCCCGTTGCCGAACACGTATGCGAGCGCGGAGGTCTTCAACCGGTTGGTGGACATCGTGAACGCGCTGACCCGGTATCGTGTGATGCTGCCGTGGGGGGCGAACTACTCGGAATCGTACAACACGTCGCGCAAGGTGCTGGACAAAGAGGCGTATGACCATACGTGCCAGGACATGGGAGGCGTTCCGAATGACGTTTGCAGTGTGTCAGGGTACTTCGTCACGCAAGACCCTGGCGATCCGTGTCCTGTCGGCTCGTACGGGGCAGAGCAGGAACTAACGACTGCGGCTTACCAATTCGCATTCACGACAGCGGAAATCCAATGTGGTGATTTGAATTCTTACGGAGTGGACACGGTGCGCCGCACGTCGCAATTCAGTTTCGAGTTCATCGACTCGCATATTTACTACAACGCCATTCCAGAATCGTGGCGCGGCATGGTGACGCCTGGGTCGGCGTTCGTCGGGGCGATTTTCAAGGACTCGTATTACAAAGCGTGGTTCACAGCGACGTACACGGGCGTGTCATTCCCGACGTGTTCAGGTGGTTATTTCTACTGCGACTTCGAGTTGCATGAGCAGACCGTGGACAAATGCCGGTTCGTGACGAATTTCAGCGAGGCTCTAGATTGTGGGCCGCTCGCCCCGCCAAGCTGGAAATATTTCGAGGTCGGGAGTTGCAGCCAAGGCCCAGCGGCATGGCATGAACTGACACTGATCGGCGACAAAACGCTTGTGGTCGAGTTCCCGACGGTCGAGCGGGACGAGTGGGTTGTTGTACCGAAAACAGAGGACGAAGTGATGTTGCCTTGAAAACCGCTGCGGAAATGAGACAATGAACACCGTGAAGGCTGGCGAAACGATCACGTTCGGGCGGGCGAGGCCGATGATGCCGAGCGCCGGGCGCATGGCCGTCAACGCGGTCCGTGCGGCGGTGAAGACGACGGTGCACGCGGTGGCCGGGCGCGGGATCGGCGCTGAACCGGAAGTGATCGAGAAACGGCGGGCAATCTGTCAAAGCAACGTGTGCGGGTTCTATGTTGCGGAGACAGAACGCTGTGCGCACAAGAAATGCGGATGCTTTTTGCGTTTTAAGCGTTATCTGAAGAGCCAAACCTGTCCCGACCACCGATGGTAACGCGCTCAAATTTCGAGAGTTGGTTGCGGAAGTTGCTGGTTCCAAACAGCGGGCATCTTGGCATTTTTGCCGCGATTGCATTTCCTGCAAGAAATGCAGAGGTTTTCGACTGAATGAGCACCACCTTTAGCGAGGGGAACGATGTGATCAGGCTCACACTGATTAGTGAGAACTTTCGTTCTGCACCAGTAGCAAACAGAATACTTTCGGTTGATCCAGCGTGAACGCCACTGTAAAATCAGGAAGTCATTGCCGACCGGTGCGTTTCGCCGAATGGCTTTGTGGCGATACCACAATTGGCGACACCTTTCAGGATTGTTTTTCTTCCAAAGTCTACTTTGTTCCAACTCCTTCTCTCGATTATTATAGTGATACTGTTTCAACTTCTCTCTATTCTTTTCGCGCCACCGTTTGCGTATCGCACGCATTCGTTCAGGATGCGTTTTGTTCCAGTTGTAACTGGGCCAATATTTGCGTATCTTATTCAGCTTTTCTTTGTTCTTTTGATACCAAAGTTTGTGGAGAACTACTCGTTTGTCCTTTTGGCGTCGGCGGTCTTCCTCCGAGCCGACCGTTTGCCCGACAAGCACGAGTTTTTCTGTCTGACCGCTTCTTTCCGCCAAGACGTCCGAGTGCTGCTGCGTGGATGTTTTTTCGCATATCATCGGGACAATATAACCGAAACGGTTCGGTTGTAAAGTCGAATCAAAAATGGTGACGCTATGACGACGCGGGACTTGATCATTGACCGGCTGGCGCTGAATGCCGTTGGCTCGAAGTATCAGGAGTTCCTGCATCCGAGGATGAAGGGGAAGTGGCGCTCGAAAGGCGCGTCCAAACCTGTCGGGAAGGGGCCACGGCAAGGCGTTGTGGCACCGCCATCGAGCCGGACGTGGCCAAGTGGTAAAACCATGCCGGGCGGTCAACCCGGCTCGCCTGGGGCTGCCCAGGCGCAAGGACAAGGTATTTCTCCCGCCGCGCCGGGCGCGCAAACATCAAAACCTGAGGGTCAGGGGGCGAAAACCCCCATTGCAAGACAGCCCGAAGCAGCGGCGGGAGAGAAAATTCAAGACGAATTGTTGGCAAGCGAGGTCAAGCGGTTGTTGGCAAAGGAGAGTTACAAGCCAATGACCAAGGAGAAAGAAAGGAAAGCCACGGCGAATGAGGAGTCTGTCGCGAAAGCAATCGGCGGAAAACGGACCGGCGATAACGACGCGTTCGATTGTTTGACAAACACCGGCCTTGCGGTCGAGGTCAAGACGATCATCGACGGCAAGAATCCGAAGATCACGATGCATCCCAAAAGCCTGCGCCGAAAAAAGAAATACATTCGCAAGAACAAGGTGCGAGCGTTCACGGTGGTCGTCGATGAACGGAGTGGCGAGAAAGAGTTCTACGTTCGGAAAGGTGTCGGGAGTTTTCGCCTTGTGTCGATGACCAAGATTGACGGGCTGGAACGATTGATGGACATACTCGGGAAAGCGCAAACGAAAGGCAAAGCATGAGTTTGATGTTGATCGGAGCTAACGGCGACGGCGGAGACCTGTGCACGTTGCGCGGGTTGGAAGAATTGAGGAGAGCGGCTGGCCGTCGAGAACGCACGTTGGAGTTCCTGACCAAAGGCACGATCACTGACGAGACATGGCGCAAGAGCGTGCTGAAAGAGATCGGCGGTGAGCAAGAGTTTCTGGAGATGGCGCGGATGCTCAAAGCGTGCAAAGCGCCGATTGTGTTGACGGACGGCGTTGTCGAAGATAGGGAGGACGATATGGAACAGAACAGAATGAAAGAAACGTTGGCGTTTCGGTTGGCTCGCAACCGTTGCGGTGCGCGGAGCCGTACTGGGCTGGAACCTGGAGCCGTGGAGAACGACGGGACGAGCGAGGGCGTGCGGAAAGCGTGGCAGAAGCGGAAAGCTGGCGGCGAGGGGAGGACCAGTGTGTGGGATGCGATGACACCAGCACAACGGATTCGGGCTCGATCACAAGACCGGCAAGAAGCGAAGAAATCGGCGGAGAAATCACGCTGGACGAGCCGCAACTCCACGATGCTTGAGCAGGCATCGCCGTCACCGATGATCGGTGAATATGCCGAGGGTAAAGCGCGGCGGTCGGTGCTGGCCGACAAACTGGCGGCGAAGAACGCCGGGACGAGTGAAGGCGTGCGGAAGGCGTGGAGGACGAGAAAGCACAGAGGATGGTTAATTGAGAAAGTCGGTGGCGTGTACCATCCGACTGATCCGAAGACTGGCGGATTGCGAACTGTTCAGCACGGAGAACCGTCTTACAGGATCACGTCTCCGAGCGGTGAGCTTTCGAGCATGGAGTTTTCGCATCCAGAACTCGCCAAGAAATACATCGAAAAGAAGACTGGAACATCGGCGAAGAAATCGCGCACATCGACCGCATTCAACGCGGAGCAACTCGACATCGGCACCAAGCATGAGATGGAGCACACGACGGACCCGAAGGTGGCCCGCAAGATCGCGGCGGACCACTTGGGGGAAGACCCGGATTACTACCGCAAGTTGAAGAAGTGCATGGGCGACTGAGCGCAATTCCCGTTCCCGCTACCAATTCAAACAGGCCGGGCACCGCTGCCCGGCCTTTTTTGTGCCCGCATCCATCCCGAAAATAATCGAAAATTTTTCTTTACTTCGGCCAAAGAGCGGCGTTACATTCCCCTTGCACTGGCAGAAAACCCGCCGCGAAATGCGGCAAATGAAAGGCAAAACGAATGAATTGGAACCGCACCCAACCCGTCGAGAATCCCGAGCCGGGCAGCCACATCGCCCGGTGTTTCGCTATTATCGACCTGGGCACACAACAGCACTCGTTCGGCGGCGAGGTCTGGTCGTCACGCGACGTCCGGATCTCGTTTGAATTGCCGAACGAGCGCATGACGGGAAAATACAACGCAGAGGTGAAGGGGAAGCCGTTCGCGTCGTCCGTGACGCTCAAGCAGTCCCTTCATCCTTCCAGCAAGTTGCGGAAACTCCTCAAATCCTGGCGGGGACGGGACTTTACCAAGGAGGAGTTGGGCAGTTTCTCCCCAAAGAGACTCCTGGGCGTTCCGTGCCGTCTCACGCTCGTCGCCTCTCAGGACGGGCAGTACGTCAACATCGACAGCATTGCCCCGCTCGGCAAGGGCGAGAAGTGCCCGAAGCAGGTCAACCCTTCGGTGTATTTCTCGCTGGACCCGGACGAGTTCAGCTTCGACGTGTTCAACACTCTGGGCGAGAAGACGCGGGAGAAGATCGCCGGGAGCCCGGAGTTCAAGGCGTTGGAGGATGGCGGGAGCGACGAGCCGGACCCGGAACAGTTGGCGGAAAGCGCCGCTTCCGCGATGGAAGCGGAAGACGACTGCCCGTGGTGAACCTGGATTGCCCGTCAACAAGCGACCGCGCCGGGCTACGGTTGGGCACACCCGGCAATCTCAACCAATCGAACAGAAAGAAATCGAATGAACAATGAACAAATCGCACTCGTTCTGGAGCGCCATAAACAATGGATAAATGGCTTGTCAACAGGATGTATGGCCAACCTCAGCGGGGCCGATCTCAGCTGGGCCAACCTCAGCGGGGCCAACCTCAGCGGGGCCAACCTCAGCGAGGCTAACCTCAGCGGGGCCGATCTCAGCGGGGCCAACCTCAGCGGGGCCAACCTCAGCTGGGCCAACCTCAGCGGGGCAAAACTTGACGAGATTTCATCTGCGAGACTTTCTATCTGTCCGCAGGAAGGACCGTTCGTTGCATATAAAAAAGTGCGCGAAGGAATAGTGAAACTTCACATTCCAGAAACAGCCAAGCGAAGCAATGCAACCGGCAGGAAATGTCGGGCGAGTGAAGCGATTGTGCTTGAACTTCCTCCTGGAATTGAATGCGGACATTCACTGTATGATGAGGACTTCACGTATACACGCGGATGCACAGTGAAGCCCAAGGAAGACTTTTGTGAAGACAGGTGGCAAGAATGCGCTTCTGGCATCCATTTCTATCTGACTCGGGAAGAAGCTGAAAACCACATCGCATGAAAGGATAAATCGAATGAGGATAGCGAAAATCGAATTGGAGAACGTCAAAGGCATCACGATCGAGCATAGGCTCGAACCGTTGACCATCATTACTGGTCGCAACGGGAGCGGCAAGACCGCCGTGGCGCTGGGACTCAAGCTCGGGCTCATTGGCTACTTGCCCACGTTGGGCAAGACGGCTCAGAGTCTCTACAAGCTCGCCGGGAACCCGGACAAACCGGGCAGGATGAGCATCACCTTGGCGACAGACCCACCTGGAGTCATCCATCACGAGTGGACCAGGAACGAAAAAGGTTCTGTCAGTTACGACGGCTCGATTCCATCGGATGTCCGGTGGCCGGATTCGATGCTGGACTTCCGGCGTTTTCTTTCGCTGCCCGGCGCTGAACAGTCGGCGGAGTTATTCAAGCGGTGCGGCTCGGACGCCAAACCGGCTGACTGGTTGGACACACTGGACACGATCACTGGCATCAGGCCGGAGGTTGTGCGGGACGAAGTCGACAGGATCAAGGACGTGCTCGGCTCTCCACGCAAGAACCTTCCTGAGTGGATCGAGGATTCTCAGAACACGCTCAAGCAACGGGTCAAGCAGTGGTCGAGCGAGGAAAAGCGGTTGTCGGCGATGTTGCAAGCGCATATCGGCGCGAAGCCGGACGGCAAGACCCGCGACGTGTCTGCGGAGTTGGCAGAGGCCAAGAAGGAGTTGCAGGGCGAGATCGACAAACTCTCCGGGCACACCAACGCATGGCGCAAGTACGAGCGCGAACTGGCGGGGTGGCAGGCGAGGAAACAGAATTGGGAGGAAGCCGGGCGGCGGATCAACGCCGAATACGATGAGAAGCGGACGGCTGCCGAATCCAAGATCAAGGAGGTTGAGTCCATGACGGCTTGCCCGACGTGCGGGGCGAAGACGGATGGATGGCAACGCCGATGGCTTGACGACATCGTGAAGACGTTGGCGGACGCGCAGATCGAGTTCGAGCGGGTGTCCGCCGAGCATGTGCTGAACAAGCCTGGCAAGAAGCCACAGAAGCCTGGCGCCGCGCCGGCAGAGTTCCAGAAACGAATCGACGAACTCGGTGGGAAAGTCAACGCATTGCAGGTCGAGAAGAACAAGCAAGACGCGGCTGAGTCATGGCGCGGAAAACGGAACCAACTCGAACTCGAGGCGTCAGAGGCGACGTGCAGGGCCGAGGTATTGAGGGAGTGCGCCAAACGACTCGCGGCGTGGCGGGACGAACTAATCGGCGGCGGCATCGGGAAGATCCTCGCCGTGGCGAATCAGTTCTGGGACGGCGTCGCGACGTACCAGATGGGACCTCTTGCCTGGAACAAGGAGCGAGCCGAGTTCGGGCGGGACGACGGCGAAGGGTGGATCAGCCTGGACACGTTCAGCGGGTTCGAGGAGCAGTTGGCGTTCGCGGCATTGAGCGTGGCGGTGTCGAGCGGGACGGCGGTTAAGCTGGTCATCATGGACGAGTTGGGCCGGATGACGCAAGCGAACAAGGCGCGAGTCATCGCGAGGATGCGCGAACTGATCGCCAAGGGAATCATTGACCAATTCGTTGGGCTCGATGTCGTTGCGGATGACTACCGTCATCTGGAGGACGCGAAAGGAGTGAAGGTGATAACGCTATGAGCATCGAAAACATGAAAGATGGTGGCACGGCAAAACTTGAAGCCGTTTCCTACTCAAATAAGAACACGCTTGATACCAAGCAGTTACAACCGGAGGACGCCATGCGCTTGAATGAGAAACCGAATGACGGAGGGCCAGCATTTCCGAGATCAGCAGCGTTTTCTCCGGAGTGTGGGACGTTGGCGGGAACCGATGGCATGTCCCTGCTCGATTGGTTCGCCGGGCAGGTTGCTGGTGCGATCCATTCGAGCAGCAGACGCATGGCAGAATACGATCTTGTGCGCGACCGTACAGTGCCCAGTGTCGAGCATATGATCGCTATCGACGCTTATGACCAAGCCGAGGAGATGTTGTTCGAACGAGAAAGGAGGATGAAGAAATGAGGTGCGGGACATTCAGCAAAGAACGGTCGGCGCGTGACGCCGTGGACTCGGACGGGGTGAATTGCAGCGTGCGTTTCCCTCGCGGGGCGCAACGCTCATTCGACGCGGCGTATGAGCGGTGGCGGAAACGGAGGGGGCTGCCGAAAGGCACGTTCCAATACAACTTCGGGAAATACGCAGAATAAACGAAAGGAACAACATGGATAACGAAGGAGCAGTGCAGACAGTCGAACCTGAGTTCGAGCCTGGATGGCGAGACTTCGCGATGGGCGACGAGTTCATCATGAGGGTGATGCCGGAAGAATCCTCAAACCCTTGGTTGCGATTCCAAGTCGGGAAGAAGGAACAGCGGATGCAGAAGTTCCCGGTATTCGCAAACAGGGCCAGCAAGAAGATCGTGGATTGGGTCGGCGGGGGCATGACCGAAGTGTTCTCGTTGTTCGGCTGGGGCGACACGTGGGCCGCAGCCGAAGCGATGGCCCGGATCAACGGGAAGATGAGGCGGGAAACGAGAAAGGACATGGTATCACACAGCAACAAAAAGGAAACAAGCAATGAAGACAACAGTCGGAAAAACCAAGAAACAACGGACCAAGGACAACACGATGGCGATGTTCCCGGTGATGGCGAGGAAGATCGAGCGGCAGAAGCGGGTGGTGAAGGCGCTCAAAGCGGTCCGCAAGGCGCTCTGTGTTGACGGGCCGACGTGGCCAGCCGAGGACGTGGCGACGCTGATCGAGGCGTTGAAGGAACAGGTCCAGCCGCCGCCGCCTGGCGCCGAGCCGGAAACTATGGTGTGTGAGCAGGGATGCAACGAGTGAACGATACCACGACCATCCTGGTGACGATATTCGCCATCGTCGTCGTCATCTCGCTTGTGGACTGGTTCTTCAACTCATGAAATTCGCTTTACTTCCGGCGAGACCGGTGGTAAAGGTTGGGCAGAAAGCGGTGTAGAAACCGCCACGCATGAACAACAGGATTACAGTTGACAATTTGGCCGGTCGTAAACGTGCGCCACGGGACCCTTCCCGAGGGCGGCGGGATAGTCCTGTTTCCCGATTTCTACCACGTTGCGACCGGCCTTTCCTTTTGGCCTGGCGCGGACCCGTTTGCGGGAGCAATCCGCAAATGGTGAATGTCGAGTTCGCTCCGCGCCCGGCCATCATCAATATCATGAATTTCAAACCCAAAGAAGGAAAGCGCATTGCGCTCTCTGTATTCTTAGAAGAGAAACACCAACACCGATGGGAATACCACAGAGACGTGATTCATCCAAACGAGATCCCCAAAACTGCATCGTTCTGCGGTTGGATGCGCAATGAACGAGAAGAGAAAGAATGGTTGGAACGACACAAACACCATGAATACTGAACCAACATCAAAACGCGAACGGCCCTTCCCGCGTCGGTTTGTCAAATTCACCGGCGTCTGGATTCCGGCGATCATCTGGGAACATGCTGATTTGAACTGTACCGAGAAATGCCTGCTGGCCGAAATCCACGCGCTCTGCGAAGAAGATGGAGCATGCGGTGCTACAAATGAATGGCTCGGAAATCAAGTTGGTGGGCTTTCTGCGGTCAGAGTTAGCACTATCATCAGCAAGTCCAAAGACTTGGGACTGATCGAACAAACCTCGTTTGACGGCAGAAACCGAATCCTGAAAACCCTATTCCGTTAAGGGAAAACATACCACATGAAAACAAGTTGCATCAATCATCCTGCCAAGGAACCGCTCATCATAATCCGGCAATGGCAAGTCGAAGCGTGCGACGGCAACCATTGCGCCGCCGCCCTCCTTTCTTTCTTCGAGTACTGGCACAACATCCGACTGGAGCAATCCATCAAGGCTGCACAGGCGAACGACATCGCGGAGCGCCACGGCGACGGGCGCACGCAGGACGAGTCGTTCATCCAATGGCACAGCAGCAATGACCTTGAACGCGGGTTGCTCGGGCTCTATGCCCACGGCAAAATCGCCGAGGCAGTGAATCTGCTCAGCGGCAAAGGATTCATACGCACGCTCAGGAATCCGAATCCGCGTTACAAGTTCGACGCCACCAAGCACTTCGTTTTCAATGACGATGCCGTCAATGAGTGGATCGAGTCCAGATCTTCCGAAAATGGAGAATCCATCGCCCGAAAATCGGAAACGGGCTCCCGAAAAGGGAAAACGGTCGCTCAAAAACGGGAAATGACTATTGGAGAGGAAACTACTTCAGAGATTACGAAGGAAACTACTGAAGATACTCCCGCTGACGCGGGAGACGTTGCCAAGCCGCAAGCGGAGTCGATAGCGGAAAAGCCGAAATCGCCGGTGAAGGTGTTTGCCGAGAAATGGTGGGAGTCTTACAAGCGGCATACGGGGATGCCTTATTCGCCCCCGAACCGGGCGGCGGACTTTGCGGCGGCGAAGCGGATCACGAGCAACGGGCGGTCTGTGGACGAACTGATCGAGCTCGCGGAGTTCGCGTGGGAGCCGGGGAACCTCGAACGGTTCTACTGGTCGCAGGCCCAGAGCATCGCAGGCTTCGCGTCCCGGCTGACGAACATCCAGGCGGCGTTCGTCGCGAAGCGTGGGCGGAAATTGTCGGCTGAGGAACGGGAGGAGAACGTTAGAAACGGACAAGCGCATCTGAACACGTTGGCCGATTGGTGAAGTGAAAACGAAAGGAATCAAAATGGAAAACACAAAGCTACCGAATGAATTTCAAGCGTTTCCAAAGATAGCCCGTCTGTCCAGAGAGTGTTGGATAACGGAAAAAATTGATGGGACAAATGCAAGCATTCTCATCACGGAAGACGGACAAATGCTCGTCGGAAGCCGGACGCGATGGATCACGCCGGAACAGGACAACCACGGATTCGCCGCGTGGGCGTATGCGCACCGAGACGAACTTATGACGCTCGGGCCTGGGCGACATTTCGGGGAATGGTGGGGGCAAGGCATCCAACGCAAATACGGCATGAAGGAAAAGCGGTGGAGCTTGTTTAACGTGTCGCGCTGGTGTCTCGCCGGGGAAATTCCGCAACGCATCCCGACCGGCGATCCCCGCGTCGTGAAAATGCAAGACGTTCTGCCTGCTTGTTGCCACCTCGTTCCGGTTCTGTATCGCGGCATCTTCACGACGGACGCTTGCGAGAAGGCGTTGGATTGGCTTCGCGAAAACGGGAGCGCTGCATCGCCTGGATTCGACAAGCCGGAAGGCATCGTGTGTTTCCACACGGCTGGAAATGTAGGATTCAAAAAGACGCTCATCGGGGATGACGTTCCGAAATCACTCGTTCAAGCGTGATAGTTGAAAGGAATCGAATGGAAGTGATGTGTCAGGTATGCGGGAAGCCGGTTTATTTGCAGGACGTCCCGGACGACATGTCTCCGTTGTTCCGCAAGTCGCTGTTGAACGTTGCCAGGATGGCGGTCCACGGCGGGCCGGGCGACAAAGAGCAGACGTGCTGGAGCAAGATGTTCTGGCGTTGGACAAAACACCGGGAGGAGGAATCCGTCGTCCAGCGGATGGCGACTCTGGGCGGCGTGTGCCCCCCGGTGTTCCAGGAAACGAAGCTGGACCACGCGATGATGCGGACACCGCCAGCCTTGGCGGCGTTGGCGTGGAAGTGGGGGGAGCGCGGGCTCCTGCTCCACGGCAAGACGGACCAATGCAAGAGCCGCTGCGCTTACGAGATCCTGCGGCGCGAGCACATGGCTGGCCGGGCGTGCGTTCAGTACAATGCTGGCGAGTGGGTGTTGGCGTGCCTGACGCTCCGCACCGACTACAAGGCCGGACTCCGGTGGATCAACACGGTCAAGGATTGCGACCTGTTCATGATCGACGATTTCGGCAAGGCGCGTCTGGCGTACCGAGACCAAGAAGCGACGCAAGCAACCGAGTTGTTGTTCGACGTCTGCGAATACCGGTGGAAGCAAAAGCTGCCGGTCATCATGACGACGAACCTCGCCGGAAAAGAGTTCGGGGCGAAGTGGGGCGAACACGGGAAAGCGTTCGCCAGGAGGTTGGCTGAATTCTGCGAGGTGATCGAGTTTCCGAGGAAGGCTGTTGTTCAATGACGGACCACGAAAGAGAAAGCTTTACAAGCCATCGAAACGGGTGTTAGTTGCGCTCGACGAAAAACGAAAAACCAATGAACGAAAGGTAATCAGATGCCGAAACCGAAAGCGAAAGCACTCACCGAAACACAGACGGTCATCCTCAACGGAATCCACGCCGCCGTGGACATCCTTTTCAAGCGACGGATCGGGCAGATCGAGGAGCAACTTGAAGAGGCGCGGAAGGTGGCGGAAGTGGACAAGCTCAGGATTACGTTCCCGGTCAACATCGACTACGGCGAAAGCGTGCCGACAATCAAGGTCGGTCTCGCGTGGAGCCAGACTGTACGCGACGACATCATCTCCGCGATGCCAGACGTGAACCAAGGAACGTTCGATTTCATCACGGTCGCCGAGGCCAAAGCCGCTTTGGAAGGAACGGGCGGCGATGGGGAGGACGACGAATGAGGAACGACACAACATTGACACCGAACGTGGCTCAAGTGTTGCGGTTGGTCGAGCGCGTCGCGCTGGCGTTGGTCACGGAGCGAGATCAGTTCGAGTTCGGGTACGCATACGAGCGAGGCACGTTGATGGTCAAGATGAAAGCCAATCTGGCCGACGTGAAGCGGTTGGTCGGGAAAAACGGGACTCACATCTCAGCGTTGTTGACCGTGGCGTGGACGGTCGGGACGGCGCTCGGAGTGCGGTCCATCGAGATCGACAGGATCAGCATCGGGCAAAAACCAGAGGCTCCGTTCATCAAGTTCAACCCAAAGCCCGGCGTCTCACTGGAGCCAATCGTTGATCTTGTCAGCGAAATCGTCGAAACGGTATGGCCGCAACAGTGCGATATTGGTGTGCGGGATCGCAACAACTACGCGACGGATATTATCGTCCAAGTCAACGCGGACCACGACAACATCATCGAGAATCTGTCGCACGCCCTGCGGTCGCTGTTCATGACCGCAGGGATCAACATCGGGAGGTTATGCTATGTCACTGTCGAGGGAAACAGCGCAACGGATTGGCGCGAGGTTGATGCCGCACGTCGAGCAACACGACCCTTTCACATACCTTGTCCAGTCGAGGACCAAGGCAAGCCGGAAATACCTCGTAAGCATCGCGGCGAATTGGGGAAACGGAAAATGCACATGCACGGATTTCGAAGCCAGAAGAAATCCAGTGCTGCGAAAGACTGGCGTCCAGGGAGAGAGGAATGAATGCTGGCACATCAAGCAGGCGAAGCGGTATTGGGCGCTCATCACGATCTTCGCGACAGCGCCGCAAGAAGCCCTGGCCGAAGGCGTGCTGGACTCGCCTCCCGAAACGCATGAGGAAACCTTTGCGTTCTGAGGAGAAATCGCAGCGCAAGCTGGATCGTATGAAACAGTACAGGATAGAAAAGATCGAAGCTGCCAAGACTCGCGGGAAAGTTTGGCTGCACGAACTCCGCGCTATCTTCGGGACGTGCGAGCGGTGCGATACTATTTCGATCCTCGACGTTCACCACGTCCGGGGCCGGGCTGGGGCACTGTTGTGCAACCAGCAGTATTGGAAGCTGGTCTGCTCATGCTGCCACAGATGGATTCACGATAATCCCGAACAAGCGAGATCAGGGGGATGGCTGGCGCAACCTGGGGATTGGGGGAGAGAACCATGACAACACCTGACCCAAACGCAGTTAAATGCTCCCGATGCGGGTGCCTGGGCAACTCGTCCTGTGGCCACGAACCGCTGGACAAGGAGAAGTGCTGCACCTTGGACCAAGTCGGAGTGTGTCCGTGCTGCCGGGCGAAGGAGCGCGAAACAAATGTATTATCCTGCGGGTGCCATGAGACTACTAAAAGAACAACGCGTGCGTTCAAAGATGCTGACGGCGGGCCGCTGTTCGTTGCGGGTTACACGTGCAAGTGCGGGCGTTGCTTCTACAAGAAGCCAGAGTATGGCAACTGGAGCAACGCAGAACGAGAAGGTGAGCGATGGCCGCTGACAACGACATCCTAATTGCGAATGACCGCTACAGCGGCCATTCGCTCGACCGCCGGGTTCGGGCGCTGGCGCTCCAATGGTACAAACGAGCCAAGCTCTATCACAACGCTGGCGAGCGAAGCAGCGACCCGCTGAAAGCAATCGCCCAGACGCTACGCAACTGTGCCGACGAACTGCGGGCCACAGCAAAGAAGCGCCCGAACCCCAAGCTGAGCGACCGCACAACCACATGAGCATCCAACCAACACAGACAACTGGCGGTTCGCTCAAGTGCATGGTTGGACTTGCTCTCTTGGGATGCGTTGGGATGACCGCAAATACGAAGTTCGGAGGTCTTGGTAGTCCTCCTCGCGAGCGTAAATGTGCGCTGCCCGGATGCAACAGGATGCATTACCACAATGGAGGATACTGTTGCGCTGAGCACTGCCGCGAGCATCGCAGCAGACTGAAGGCCAACGACAAGCTCACCGACGCCGGAACGCAGGCGTCCAAATGAAACCTGAAGCGTTGCCCGGCGTTCGGTGCAGCGCATTGTTAGGTGCAAATATGAGTATGCAATCACAGACCGAGCGAGAAGAAGAAGCCATCATCGAAGCCGAGAACCGTGGAGAAATAAGCCACGCTCAAGCCATCAAGGAAATCAATGAACTGTGGCGGGACTACCGTGCGGCAGCACGCGAATCCGCCGAGGAAGCCTACCGGAGCGAACTGGAGCGATGGTAGCACCTAACCCCAGAATATGATTGGGCGTACACAATCGCTGAGATTCTCAAGTAACCGCAAAGCTCGTCGCGAGCGGATGTTGCGTCGCATGGCCGCAATGCGCGCCGCCAAGGAGAGGAAGCGGTTGGCAAATCCGATTGAGCGCGAACCCAGAATGGAGCGGTGGTATCCACTTGAACTTGAATTCCGCGACCGACGCACCGGAGAGATCGCCTGGGTGCCATTTCGCTCGATTCGGGACGCGACGCGTCGGTTGTCAATCGTCCGCAGAGAATACGCATGAATGTGCTAAGGAAAATGAAGGTGAGCCCATGAACACCGATACTAACAACCATCCGTTTCCGCAAGCGACGGGTGTGGAAATCAAAGCTGTGACTCCCGCACGCGGGACCTAGTTGGCCGGCGAGATCATCGCGTGTTTGCGAGCCAACCTGTTGTGCGGGAGACTGACGACGGAATAGGAACAGAGAATGAAACATGAGTTCTTCGAACGACTCAGGAAAAGCGGTTGGCGTGAAAATGAAGACGGTTCGTGGAGCAAGCCTGGTGCTGTGGCTCGATTACGTCCCACCGAGCCTGAACGCGATCCTCAGCGCACCGTTGCGGGCGCGGTTCGGAATGAAAGCGAAGGCGCGGGCAGCGTGGTGCGATGCAGTGTTGCCCGACGACGTCGAAACCAACTACCGGTTGTTGCGGTTACGTTCGTTGCTTTCGTCCGACGGCTCCGGGACGACGATAACCTGATCGGTGGTCTGAAAGTCCTACGGGACGCCGTCGCGTTCTCGCTCGGGGTTGATGACGCGGACCCGCGAGTGTTGTGGCAGTGCCGGCAGATCGAGACGCGGGGACGAGTCGGAACGCTTGTGCGGATCGAGGCGCACGGCCTGACCGAGGCGCAGGCCAAGGCGGTGCAAGGACTGATCGGCTCGGACGGCTTGCACGGCACGGTTACCGCGACCAAAATCTACACCGCGAGTGATGCGTGGCACACCGAGAGGCACACGCTCGTCGGCGGCGAGAAGCTGGCTGAACTGGAGCATGCGCTCAAGATCGAGCGCGTGTCGGTGAGCGTGGCGAAAGGGGGTGCGGCGTGAATCTGTCTCAAGCATTGGAGTTGGCGAAATCGGCGACATGCACGCCGGAACAGTGGAAAGAGGCTGAGGCGGTCATCCTTGCCAAAGGGCTGTGCCCGGCGTGCGCCGAGGACGGTTTCCGGCAGAGGCTCGGGCGGTACGAACTGCCGACTCATGAGAGTTACGGCGGGCGTGCATGCCCGTCCTGCGAGATGTTCTGGCCATCGCCTGGGCAGGCTGGGGACATGCAGTCGAACGAGCCGGACTACGGCGGGGCATTCGACGGGCTCAGCACGGTCTACTCGGATGCGGGTCCAGGCTTATGAATTACAGAACCATCATCGAAGAGGCAGCGGATCGTGCTGCGCGTCATCGGTCGTCGGTCAAGGCTTCCGTCTGGAGGTTGGTGAAACGACTGAATTATCATAGTCGAGCCAAGGTTTGCGGCGGGCTCGTCTATTTTCCTGATGGGAGGGTGTTGGATTGGACTCGTCTGTATTGGGGCGAATGCATCAAGTGGTTTTGAGCGGTCGGCGTCGCCCCATCCGTGTGATGGGGCGCAGCCGGTCGGCAAACACGCCGGTCGGGAACAACAAACACAGAGGAATCCAATGCCTAAAGAAAACAATGTCCCCGAGTTCGACGCCAACGAGATTGCCAAGGTCAGCGGCGAGTTCCTATTCATCCGTCTGCCGTTGCAGTTGCCTTCACCGTCCGCCAGCGGCAAGACGTTGGTCGTTGCCACGACTCACGGCAATCGCCCGACGAGCGCGGTGATTGACGGCAAGCCGGTCACTGTTGGGGTCAACGCATACATCCCGCGCTGACAAGTCGGAAACCGAACCAAGAAACAGGAGAAATCCCATGAAAGGCAGCACCAAATATTTCAACCATGACGCCGTTCTTAGTGACACCGACATTCAGGTTCGGTGCCCTGTGGCGTTCGAGCGCGGCAACGCGAGCCGGTGTTCGGCTCGTTACGTCCACGTCGGTACGGACCAGATCATCGCCGGGTTGCGTGGAGTCGGCTGGATGCCGGTCCACGCGGAACAGCAGCGTTGTCGGTCGGTGGACCGACAGGGATTCCAGAAACACGAAATCTGGTTCCGCCGCCAGGACGACATAGACAGCATCAAGCCGCACAACATCGAGTTGGTCCTGGACAACTCGCATGATGCCGGGTGCTCCTATACCCTGAGCGTCGGGATCTGGCGGCGGATCTGCTCGAACGGGCTGGTTGTGTCGGGT